TCTGTAACAAAAGGCGATGCAGTATATGTAAACAACAATGGTTGTGCAGGAACTGCAATCAACGGAGGTTCTTTAGTGGGTGTTGCATTAGAAAGCAACAGCGACGAAGGCGAAAAATTAGTAGAATGCGTACTTAAAGTATAAGGTATCAAAATGGCAGAAATTACAGCAGCACGAATTAACAATTTACAATCTCGTATAGAGCTTATTTTAGGTAACGGTGCAGGACAAAACGGCTACGGACAATCATTATCAAGTGCCCAAGTATCAAATGCAGCTGATGTAATTACAGCAGAAGATTTAAATTTAATTTATGCTGACGTACTAAAAGCTAGAGTACACCAAGTAGGCCCGGGTGACTTATCAGTAGCACAAGTTGTACAAAATCTAAACGTGATTGCCGAGGATGAAAGTTTCTTTGTAGATGATAGTGGTGTAACTTCAGCAGATCCTGAAGGAGCTAAAAAAGGATTATCGGATTTTGAATCTTTAATGTCGACTATTGAAGCTGATAAAGCAATAGTTGATTCTAGTCAAGCAACTTTAGAACCTGCTATTAGTACAGTTAGATCTTCAACATGGAACGGCTTAATTTATCATGAATTTATCGCTACTTTTTCTAGTGCAGATGAGCGAAGACATTTTTTTAATACTGGCGGCGAAATAAGAATTACTTCGTCTAACAGTAGTTCGGGTACACCTAAAGGTCTAGACTGGGCACAATTGTGTTCAAGTACAGGTACTATTAGATTTAGTGCAAATACTACAATATCAACAGCTGGTGGCGGAACGTCTATAGGTAATTATAACTTAACTAGCAATTACCAAAACGTTTATAACAAAGTTGGTTCAGGTGTTGGTTCAGGAATTTATGCAGCTAATACATACACTGTTAAAGTAAGATCTGATTTTGAAACTAGAATTATTTTTAGAATTGAATTTAATGATCTAGCAGTGGATAATGTAATAGATAACAATGTAGACGGAATTTTACGTAGCACTATACAGCATTATAGAGCTACCGGTGATGTTGCAGCAATTGCACCTACATATTTTAATAGTGTTACACTATCATAACAATTATCTCTGTTGAAACTTCTAACTAAATACTTAAAATGAGAGATAATGCATGCCAACAGTTGTACAAGCCAGTAGATATAATAATTTAAGAGCGCGGGTAAACACCGTTCTTGGGGCTTCTACGACATCTTCTCCTCAATTTGGTTACGGACAAGGCACTACAACAAACTCAGTAATTGGCACACAGGCAGTTACTAGCCCAGTTGACGCTGACAAAATTTCAGCACAAGACTACGAAGACTTATATGTTGATATTGTACGTGCTAGATACCACCAAATAGGATCATCTGTTAGTATTGACGATTTTGTTGTAGGAGATATCGACGCTAACCCTACAACCGCTGACAAAATTGAAGAAGCGTATATTACTGGATTAGAAAATTTAGCAACAAATCTCGAAACCGATAAATTTTTAGTCGATTCTTCCCAACTAGCAGTTGTAAGACTTGAAGACCCCGGCGGCAATACAATGACAAGTACAAGATTAGCTTCTAATGGTCCGTGGAATGGACAGATCAGTCACATTTTTACTGTTGAATTTCCAACAAATGCAGCACGCCGGCACTTTTTTAATTCCGGCGGACAAATAAGATTTCAAGGAAGTGTTGATTACACCGGAAGTCAATCCAAAACAGTTGATTGGCGCACAATTTTATCCAATATGGGTCAAATATCTTTTGCTGCCGAATCAACGTATAGTAATTCTAGTGTAGGAACAGGGTATCCTGTAGGTAATTATGGATTAACTAGCGCATATAGACTATGCTATTCTAAAAGTGGCGGCGCACTATATGCTAGAAACGATTACGAAATAAGGGCTAGACAAGTAAGCCAACGAGTAATACAATTTAAAGTATCATTTGTAGACGGCCAGCCAAATGACACATCTTATGGAATTGATGAAACTGTTTTTGGTGATTTTGAAAGTGACATATTACTATCTGTACCAACTGGCCAAGTAAATATTAATGGCACTATATATTCTACAGTTACATATCAAGAAACACTACCTGCGGGCGCACTCATTTCTCCGTTATAATCCAATAATAGCTTGACAACTCCAAAAATTTGTTATATACTAGTAGTATAATAATATAGGAGTATTACTATGGATGAGCGCCTTGAAAAAGCATTAGATTTTTCAAATTATATGATGACACTAAACAATCAAAAACGTGTTCTTCGAGAAAGATTTGAAGAAGGACTATTGTATTTTTATTCCGGGTCACAATTTACAATTACTAAAGAATTAATTAACTTTTGTAAAGCTATGGCTGAAGCAGATCAAGACGAAATTGTATTAATTGACGATAATAGTAATCCTGCACTTATTCAAAATGTCGATGAATTTTATGAAAAAATTCTTACACAATATTTTGAGGCGGCAAATGCTTATCACGCAGATTATATGAGCCTAAAAAAGAATAGAAGCGTAGAGAAGTTAGTCGATTATGAGTAGTAAAGGTGTATTTCTTTTTGCTAAAAATAACGGACAATTAGATTATGTAAAACAAGCAGTTTTTTTAGCAAGACGTATCAAAAAATATCTAAAAGTTCCTGTGTCTCTTGCAACAGACAGCCCCGTATACTTAGAGCAAACATACGGCACTGACGATTTTGATAAAGTAATTAAACTAGATTATACTGAAGAAGGAAATATGCGTTATTTCTATGATGGTGCATTGTCAAAGAAATCTGCGGGCTTTAAGAATGCTAATCGAGCAAGTGCATATGAATTATCTCCGTATGATGAAACACTACTATTAGATACTGATTACATTATATCTAATAATTTACTAGCATCTGTGTTTGAATCTGATGCAGACTTTATGATATATAAAAAATCAAGTGATATTTCTCAAGCTAGAAATGAAGACGAATTTCAAAAAATTGACGATGTTAGTGTTGATTTTTATTGGGCAACTGTTGTGTTTTTTAAAAAAACAGAAACTAATAAAAAGTTTTTTGATTTAGTTAAGCACATTGAAGACGAGTGGCATCATTATAGAAGAACATATCAAATAAAGTCTCATCTTTTTAGAAATGACTTTGCATTTAGTATTGCTATTCATATAATGAATGGATTTGCACAGGGTAGTTTTGCTGAGGAATTGCCCGGAACAATGTTTTACACCGCCGACAAGGACATTCTTTGGCAAATGAAAAATGACGAAATGATGTTTCTTATTGAAAAAGAAAATTATACAGGCGAATACACTTCTATAAGAACAAAAGGCTTAACCATACACGTTATGAACAAGTTTAGCTTAACACGGATGATCGACGAGGAGTTAGAAAATGGATAAAGGAATAGTAGTATTAGCTCAAAATAATGAAACTGATAATTATGTAGATCAAGCCTGTTTGTTAGCAATGAGTTTATGTACACATAATCCTGATACAAAAATTAGCATAGTTACAAATGACGAAGTACCAAATAAAAACTTATTTGATCAAATTATTCCAATCCCATATGGCGATCATGCAGAAACTAGTGAATGGAAAGTAGAAAATCGCTGGAAGTTATATCATGCTAGTCCTTACAATGAAACTATCGTAATGGACACAGATATGTTAGTACTACAGAATATTGATGTTTGGTGGGACTTTTTATCAAATTACGATATATTCTTTACTAATAAAGTTTTAAATTACAGGGGAACTCCTGCAGATACACAGTTTTATCGACGTACATTTATTGACAGCAATCTTCCTAATTTGTTTAGCGGATTTCATTATTTCAAAAAATGTGAGTTTGCACAAGACTTTTATGCATGGTTAGAGTTAGTGGTTAACAACTGGGAAACGTTTTACGAGCAACAATTAATGCCACAGTCTAGACCACAACAAGTTAGTATAGATGTATGTGCGTCAATTGTTGCAAAAATTTTAGATTGTGAAGATGAAATTACTAATAGAATATCGTCATTGCCTACATTTGTGCATATGAAAGCACATTGCCAAGATTGGAAAGAAGTAGAATCGTCTTGGTTAGACAAAGTTGGATTTTATATTTCAAAAGATTGCAATATAAAAATAGGTAATTTTATACAAACTGGTATATTGCATTATACAGAAAATAGCTTTTTAGAAAAAACTCCAGTTGTTGAAAGATATAGGAGTTTGTTAAATGTCTGAGTTAGCAAGTTTAATAAGAAAACTAAAAGTAGAAGCTGTTTCAAGTGAAGCATATGTTTATTATGAAAAACAAACTGGTGCTGTTAAGAAAATTAGTAATAGAAAATATGATACAGAAGATTTTGAATTGCTAGTAGTTACGCAGGATGAAGCAAAACCTTTACTTAAAGGCGAGTATAGACTTGACGAATGGGTCGTAACATACGATGTTTCAATTAAAGACAGGATGTTAAAACGTAAAACATATGAAGACGAAAATAAAATTGCAGCTACTTTATGTTATGAGTTACCGTTAATTAAAAATTATAATGACGGCCATAGCACACTTGAACCAGCATACGACGGTGTTGATGTTTATATATGGGCAGTTGATGGCGAATATGTAAAAGATCAAATAGTATTCTATGAAGATAATGTTTACAAACTTTTAGCAGACAACGATAAAGGTCAAGTATTTGGCAATGCAGAACTTTTTATAAAGGATGTGCTATTAACAGACACGTCAACAGTTACACACGTTTCAAATCGTTTAATAATGCAACCTGAATATGAAGGTGTGCATGTTGATGTTTGGTATGACGAATTATCACATACAGAAGGTCAACATGTTTGGCATCGAGGAACAGTTTACAGAATTAAAAAAGACCAAAAAGCAGAAACTAAATTTAGAAAAGCAAATTGTGAAATTATCGTACAAGATGTTATTTTATACGCTGATGAAAACAAGCACCTAACAGTTATCGACACTAACGACCTAAACTTGGGTATGATTGTATTAAGTAATAATAAAATTTTTAGTATTAAATATGCCTCTGAGCAGTTTGAAAAACAACAGAACACAGTTTTTTGGAAAGAATCTGATAGACATTTAATTGTTTGGGATTCAGAAGAACTTTTAAAATTTGATTCATTAAATAACAAAACTTTGTTTTATGAGACTGAACATACTGTAGTAGATAAAGATACTTTAAAAAACGGACAATTAGTACTAGTAGGCACTCAGATTTATAATTATAATACTACTAAGGACTATGATGTTATTATACAACAGAATTTTGTTGATAAGTGCTGGACAATTGTACTTAATCCGTATACTAAAGCATTTTTAAATACTAGCGGTTATAGTGTTAAAGACAAGTTGTATTTTAGTGTAACAGAAAAATATGATCCTAATATTCTTTATAGAACGCTAGAGTTAAATGCCGAAGAGTTACTTTGGGAAAAGCCAACTACTATCCCTTTCATATATGACGTTGAGCAAGATGGAGTTAATGTAAGTATATACACAGCAAAATATTTTGAACACTATGCACATGAGGTAGTACAATAAATGAGTAAATTTAAGCCCATTGATTATGACATAATTTATTTGTCTTATGACGAGCCAAACGCAGAAAAAAACTATGCAGATTTATGTCAAAAAGTTCCATGGGCTAAACGTGTTCACGGAGTAGAAGGTAGTGATGCTGCACACAAGGCTTGTGCAAAATTAAGTGAAACAGATAGATTTATTACAGTCGATGGTGATAACAGAATACGTGCAGAATTTCTAAATCAAGAAATTGATTTTACTGAACATGTTGATTTACAAAATGCTGTTATTAGTTGGTGCGGCCAAAATGAAATAAATGGATTGATGTACGGCAACGGCGGCATTAAATGCTGGCCTACTGAATATGTATTAAACATGCGCACACACGAAAACGCAGATCCTACTAATGCACATGCACAAGTAGATTTTTGCTGGGATGCGCAGTATATTCAAATGAATAGTGTTTATTCAGACGTATTTAATAATGAAACACCAGGACAAGCATGGAGAGCAGGTTTTAGAGAAGGTGTAAAACTTGCTACTGACCGAGGCGTAAGAATTACACCCCAAGAGTTTAAAGATAATCATTGGAGATGTTTACATTGGTTATACATTTGGACTATGGTAGGTGCAGATGTTGACAATGGCCTTTGGGCAATCTATGGCGCACGAGAAGGTCTGTATAAAACAATGTGTACAGATTGGGATTATGTACAAGTTAGAGATTTTAAATACCTAAACAGTCTTTGGAAAGAAGTTGAACCAAGGGTATCAATGGAAGGATTGCAAGATTCTATTGAAGATTTAGGCGATAAAATTCTAGCTAAATTAGATATACCTATTGCAGCCCAGCCATTAGATGCACAGCAAAGTAAATTTTTTAAATCAGTTTATCAAAATCCTTCAAGAACCGATAATCAAAGATTTATCGAAGAACTAAAGGACGTATAATGGGTGACGTTTTAACAGGATATAAGAGTGTAAGAGAAGAGCTCAATAACATCAGTTGTTCTATGTGCCTTGCTAAATGGAAGCAAGTTACACTTCACTTGCAAACAGGTCATACGCACAGTTGCCATCACCCAGCAACACATAAAATACCTTTAGAAGAAATTGAAGTAGATCCTAGTGCGTTACATAACACTAAGTTTAAGAAAGAGCAACGTGCTAAAATGCTTAAAGGTGAACGTCCAGAAGAATGTGACTATTGCTGGACAGCTGAAGACTCGTCGGATGGTTCTACATTTAGTGACAGAATAACTAAAAGTGCAGAAGAATGGGCTTGGCCTGAAAAAGATATTATTGCAAAGAGCTCTCCGGATGAAAATACAAATCCTAGCTATGTAGAAGTTAGTTTTTCAAATGCTTGTAACTTTGCGTGTACATACTGTTCACCTGAAATTAGTAGTACTTGGATGCAAGAAATACAAAAGCATGGCGGGTATACTGGCACTACATATAATTTTAATAATTTAGATTGGATTAAACAAAATGGCAAAATGCCTATTCCGCATAGAGAACATAATCCTTATGTAGAAGCGTTTTGGAAATGGTGGCCAAAACTGTATCCTGATTTGCATACATTTAGAATTACTGGCGGTGAGCCATTAATGGCAAAAGATACTTTTAAAGTTTTAGATTATATTATTGAGAATCCTAATCCTAACTTAGAATTAAACATAAACAGCAATCTTTGTGTACCAGACGGTTTAGTTGACAAGATGATAGAAAAGGCCAAACGCATTCAAGGCGAAGGTTTAATCAAAGATTTTAAAATTTATACTAGTGCAGAAGCTCACGGCAAACGTGCTGAGTATATTAGACATGGTATGGATTATAACCAGTGGATTGACAATTGCGATAAAGTGTTAACAGAAATACCAGATTGCAAAATTACAAATATGGCAACATACAACTCATTAAGTTTGTCTAGTTATCAAGACCTAATGAAAGACTTGTTAGACTTGCGTAAAAAACATCACACTGATCCTGCAAAAAGCCATGCAGTGAGTTTAGATGTTAGTTATCTACGTTGGCCACCGCATCAATCAATACTAATAGTTCAAGATGACAACTATTTAAAAATGCTTGAAGACCAAGTCACTTGGATGTTCCAAAATAAAGAACATAGTCATTGGCCGCCACTTTGCGGCATCGGTATGTACGACTATGAAATTAATAGATTACAAAGGATATATTGGGTAATGCAGCAGAGTCCTAAGCATATTAAGGAAAAAGAACTTATCGAAGGAAGAAAAAACTTCGTTGCATTCTTTGACGAGCACGACAAGCGTAGAGGAAAGAATTTTTTAGAAGTATTTCCTGAAATGGAAGATTTTTATTGGGAGTGCAAAACACTATGAGTAAAGAATTATTTGACTGGCGTAAGAAAGTATTAGATTCAGTTAGTCCTAGCTTCTGTGCTGCTAAATGGCTTAATGCAACTATCCATCTAGGCCATGGTATGACACATAGTTGTCACTTGCCTATTCCTCATCCTATTGACAAGGAAGAAATTAAAACTAATCCTAGTGCGTTGCATAATACAGCACACAAAAAGAAACAACGTGAGCGTATGATTAAAGGTGAACGACCACCTGAATGTGAGTACTGCTGGAAAATTGAAGATATTGGTAGAGATAATATTTCTGATAGAGTATATAAGAGTCAAATATACAAAGAAAAAGATATTATTGCAATCGCAGAAAATGATCCATATGAAGATGTTATTCCAAAAACATTAGAAATTAGTTTTGATAGAACGTGTAACTTAGCATGTAGTTATTGTAATTCAAGTTATAGCACTACATGGGCACAAGATATTAAAAAGAATGGTCCATATCAACAAATGAAATCAGATGGCGCAGGCGCCTATCATCATGACGGTGAATGGACCGAACCGTACGGAAAATTTAACGAAGGCAATCCTTATGTAGAAGCATTTTTTAAATGGTGGCCGCAATTAAGCAGTGAACTAGAAGAACTTAGGATAACTGGCGGCGAAGCATTAGTAAGTCATCAGTTTTGGAACTTTGCAAAAGTTGTAAAACAAAATCATGCTCCTAATTTAAGAATTGCAATTAATTCAAATCTTATGGTGAAAGATGATTTAATACAAGACTTAGTTGATTTTACTAAACTTGATAATTATAAAGAGTTTGACTTGTTTACTAGTTGCGAAGCTACTGGATTGCAAGCAGATTATATAAGAGACGGACTAGAATATAATACTTGGAAAGATAACCTAGAATATGTTATTAGTAATGGACGTTTAAGATGTGCAACAATTATGATGACTATTACAAGTTTAAGTTTGTTTAGTATTACAGAATTCTTAGATGACATGGCAGAATTAAAAGCAAAATATGCACCTCATAAACCTGCTGTCGATTTAAATATTTTACGTTGGCCGAGTTTTATGAGCCCGTTAGCATTGCCCGATCATATTAAGGATCATTGCAGAGAACAATTAGAAAATTGGTTTGAAAAAAATAAGAATAATCCTTTATTTAATTCAGGCGAAAAGGCACAAATACAGCGGTTAATAGATTATATTGAAGTTGTAGATAAACCACATAGGCGCACAACTGAAGACAAAGATAAATTACAGCACGATTTTAAAAGTTTTTATGCACAGTACGATAAGCGCAGAGGCAAGGACATAGGTGTATTTCCAAAGATACTTACTGACTGGTTAAATACAATTGGATTGGATGATACAATACCACTAATAGAAATGCATGAAGGGAGTATCACGCATTATGACGACTAGAAACAAACTACACTATATTGAAGAAGTAGATGGTAAAACAAATATAGTGTATTATTTTGCACACGATAAAATTGTTAAGAACAAAAAAGGTAAACGAGTGCCAGAACGTAATTTAATGGATCCATTTTTTCATGGACGTTACGTTTTGTGTAACCACTTCTTAAAAGATCATTGTAGATCTTTAGGAGAAGTCCGAGAAATAACTGTTAAAGACGCTAAAAAAATGCGTTATATATACGAAATTGGTACATCAGGTCCTCCTGCTAATTGGCTCGGCGGCTACGATTCTTCTAGACGTAATTTGTTTGACTTATTGGCGCTACATAGACCCATAGTAATAAGATCAGCAGCAAAGCGTAGATGTATTATACATATTGACCAAGGTTGGGAAGGATTTCCGTTATTAGAAACTAAAGTACTAAAAAGTGTTGGTGTTCGTAGAGATTATTATGATGTACTTTATACATCATTAGAAAAACATAAAATCCCGCCAAGTCAAATTATTATTACAACATCAAATTTAAAAGAAAAAGAAGTTCACGACAAATATTACGGTAATAAAAAAGATAAGATTAATATTGTTCCGTCTATTTCTTTTTGCGGACTATTAACATATCAAAACGAAGCTGACGCTATTTCCTTTGAAGAACAAATTCAATACAAGCAACAATTAGAAGATATGAAAAGTTTTAGTTGTTTGAACAGAGTTACACGTCAGCACAGGATGACACTTGGTGTTATGCTTAATTATTATAACTTATTAGATCCTAAAATTTGTGACTTCAGTCATTCAAAATTTTTAGGAGGGCACCCTAGACAGTCTACTTTACCGATTACTCATAGGCATGCAATACCCGGAGGATGGGAGGCTCATCCCAGCTTTACAAAAGAGAATGCCAATGATTTTCTTTCAACGTTGCCTCGAGTATTAGATCAAGAAGATTTTAATAAAAATCATGTTTGGACAATGTTTAAAGATACATATCTTAGAACTTGGTTTAGTTTAACTTCGGAAACTGCGTTTAATGAAGAGCGTAAAACCTGTCTCTTTATGTCAGAAAAAATATTTAAGCCAATGTTATGTCATCATCCCTTTGTTGTTGTAAGTCATCCAAACTCGCTTGCACAGCTTAAACAACTAGGATTCAAAACTTTTGATAAATGGTGGGACGAAAGTTATGATGCTATTGTTTCTCCTACAGCTAGGATGGACGCTATTTGTAAACTAACACAAGAACTTACAAATAAATCAGATATTGAATGGCTAGACATGTATAAAGATATGCAAGAAGTACTAGAACATAATTTTAACCATATGACTGTTATGGAAAAGATTGATTATTCAGAGTTTCTTCAATGAAAAAATACAATAGATTTTTTGCTTTTGGTTGTAGTTATACAGATTACTATTGGCCAACTTGGGCAAACATAATTGCTAGAGATACCGGATTGCCTTCTCAAAATTGGGGATACTCCGGCGTTGGTAACATATACATACACCATAAAATGGTTGAAGCAAAAATTAAACAAAGTATTAACGACGACGATCTAGTTATAGTTAATTGGTCATCGTGGCATCGAGAAGATAGAGTTGATCAACAAGGCTATTGGACGTCAGGAGGAAATATATTTAATAATAATCCTTACTATGATAAACGTTTTTTAAAAAAATACTATTCTCCATATAACGATATAGTAAAAAATGCAACGGCAATTATTTCCGGAAACAATACAATAAAAATAGCATACCAAAGTCATATGATTGATTACGAAAATTTTGTTGAGTATGCAGGTATAAATCAGTTACATACTGACAAATTAATAAAAAATTATTCGTGGTTAAGGAATGCACTACCCGAAAAGAAATTATTTGACAATAGCGGAAATACTAGTTTTGACGGTCGTACTAGCGGAATTGACTTCCATCCTGATGTTCTAGGGCACCTTAGTCATGCATCAAAAGTTTGTGCTAATCTTTTTGGACGTGAGCTAAAACAAGAGACTGTAGATTATTATAACATAATGCAAGAGCGTATTGGTGAATGTATACAACATATGCCAAGAAAAAATTATTGGCAGGAAATTGGCGGCAGAATTGCAAAAATTTATTCGCTTGAAGATTATTAAATAAATAATAAACTACGTATATTATAGGAGTTTTAAATGAAGGTTGGTTTTATAGGCATCGGCAAACTTGGCTTGCCTTGTGCGGAAGCAATTGCACAAAAAGGTCACGAAGTTGAAGGGTATGATGTTGCAAAAGTTACAAGTGACGATATTACAGTTGTTGATACAGTAAAAGATGTTGTAGCAAATAAAGACATTGTATTTGTAGCAGTTCCTACACCACACGATCCTGCATATGACGGCAGATCTCCTACAGCCCACCTTAGTCCAAAAGATTTTTCTTACGATATTGTAAAGAAAGTTCTAACACAAGCTAATGAACATATGAATAAAGACCAGTTACTTGTACTTATTAGTACAGTATTGCCTGGTACAGTTAGGAGTCAGTTAGTTGAACTTACAAACAATAGCCGCTTTATATATAATCCTTATCTTATTGCAATGGGCTCAGTGGCATGGGATATGGTAAATCCGGAAATGGTAATGATTGGTACAGAAGATGGTACCGAAACAGGTGATGCAAAAGAGCTTGTAGACTTTTATAAAACTATAATGGAAAACAATCCTCGATATGTTATTGGGACATGGGACGAATGCGAATGTATTAAAGTGTTCTATAACACATTTATTAGTACAAAAATTGGTCTTGTTAACATGATACAAGATGTTGCACAAAGGCAAGGTAACATTAATGTAGACGTTGTAACTAAAGCTCTTGCAGATAGTACTATGCGTATTATGGGTCCACAGTATATGACAGCTGGTATGGGCGACGGAGGAGGCTGTCATCCAAGAGATAACATTGCACTACGTTATATGGCACAAGAACTTAACTTAGGTTACGATATTTTTGATGCAATAATGAATGCAAGGGAAATACAAGCAAAAAATGTTGCATTAGAACTTGTAAAATATGCAGAAGAAACAAATATGCCAATCTTTATTCATGGTAAAGCATACAAGCCTGGTGTAGAATATTGTGACGGTAGCTATAGTTTACTAGTAGGACATTATGTTGAACAACAAGGACATCGTGTTACGTATATTGACCCTCTTACAGACGATGATGTAGAGTTAGGTATGCCCAGCATTATATTACTTGCACACAGTGCAAGTACAACTTACAAGTATATGCAAGAAGAAGGCGACAGTACTGATAAATTGTATTGCAAAATTCCATCTAATAGTATCGTAGTAGATCCGTGGAGGAACTTTAGTTCTGATACATCTAAAGTAATACACTACGGTAACACGAGACATGGATAATTATGTACGACATTGTATTCATAAGTTATCAAGAGCCTAATGCAGATGAAAACTATGCTGCACTAAAAGCACGATTTCCTATGGCTAAACGTGTGCATGGTGTAAAAGGATTACATCAAGCACATATAAACGCAGCTAAAAAATGTTTTACTAATATGTTTTGGGTTGTAGATGCTGATGCAATTATTTTAGACGATTTTAACTTTGAATATAACGTACCTAGTCATCAACTTGATCATGTACATGTTTGGAGGACTCAAAATCCAATTAACGACTTAGTTTATGGCTACGGTGGTGTAAAACTTCTTCCTAGAAAACTAACTTTATCTGTAGACATTAACAGCGCCGATATGACAACTAGCATTAGTAAAAACTTTATGGCAATGCCAGACATATCAAACATTACAGCATTTAACACAGATCCGTTTAATACATATAAGTCAGCATTTAGAGAATGTGCAAAGCTAAGTAGTAAAGTTATTAAAGGGCAACATGACGAAGAAACAGAAAAACGACTTGAAACTTGGTGTACAGTTGGCAAAACTAGACCGTATGGTTTATACGCTTTGGCCGGTGCTATTAGTGGCCGCAAGTTTGGGATTTCTAATAGGAGCAATATTGGTCTTATAAATGATTTTGATTGGCTAAGGGAACAGTTTGATGCAGAATGTAGCTGACATTAAAACAGTTCATATTGAGCTTACAGATAAATGTCAAGCACAGTGTCCTATGTGTGCTAGAAACTATCACGGCGGCGCCCCTCGCCCGTTTATACGTAACGGTGATATTAGTATTGAACAATTTAAAGAATGGTTCTCCCCAAACTTTTTATCACAAATAGATAACTTTTATAGTTGTGGTAATTATGGTGATCCTGCATTTGCAAAAGATTGTTTAGAAATATATGCATATGTACGCGAATGCAATCCTAATACTAGATTAGCAATACATACTAATGGCGGCATGCGTAATCCACAATGGTGGTCTAAGTTAGCACAAGCAATAGGAACACAATCTAATAGTGAAGTAATATTTGCAGTTGACGGCTTCAAAGGAAAGCATGAACTATATCGTAAAAATACAAATTTTGATAAAGTAATTGCTAACATGAAAGCATTTATCAGTGCCGGCGGCAGGGCAAGAGTTGATAGTTTAGTATTTGCTCATAACGAACATGAAGTAGACGAGCTTGAAGAATACATATTAGGTTTAGGAGCTCAGACTATAAACTTTGTAAGTACTACAAGATTTTATGAAATGTCAGAATATGAAGTACACGACAATGAAGGTAATGTAGAATACACAATTAAGCCTGCAAAAACTGAACGTTTTAAAAAGACTCCAAACAAAACATTAAATGATTTGGTAGATAAAAAATTTAGAGATAGTGTAATTTCTAATGCTGTAATTGATCCAAAATGTGTAGATGAACAAGGAATATATGTAGATCCGTACGGTGATATCTTTCCTTGTTGTTGGATAGGTGGCGACTACTTAGAACAGCATATCGAAGAAAAATTACCGATACATTACCTTAGAAATATAAGTGTAGAGTTTTCAAAAGCAATGATGAAAGATATACATGTTGAAAATTGCAGTACAGGAATACTTAATGATACCAGTATAAAATTATTTAAGAGACTAGACACATATTGGGAAGATGAAAATAAGTGCTTGACATGTGCTAGACAATGTAGTAAACTAGTATATAACTCTAATAGAAAGTATGAATTTGAATAGTTACGACAAAATACCATGGACTGATATAACCAGTTTTGGACAGCAAACGATGCTTAAGAGCCATCTTTTCACGGTCTCATGGATTTTGGCTAGATTTTGTAATTATTCATGCAGTTATTGCTGGCCATACGCTAGATCTAGTACCCCGGATCACCAAGATTTAGAAATTTACTTAAAGGCCTTAGATAGTATCAAAGCACAAGCTCGTGCAAACGAGTTTACAGACTTTCATTTTAGCTTCTCAGGAGGCGAACCTACAGCGTATAAGTACTTTGGGGAGATCATAGATCATTACTGTAGTGATACAGCACCCGATTACCAAAGTATCCACATGACGACCAATCTTAGCCCGGGAAGCAAATGGTGGAACAAATGGTTAGAAAGTACTAAGACTCTGCACCGCAGAAGTATAACAGCAAGTTACCATGCAGAATTTGCAAATGAACAGGAGTTTGGAGATAAATGTCTCCAATTAATAGACAATGAAACATTCGTTACAATTAATCAAGTTATGGTTCCGGAACAGTTTGACGAACTTTACCAACGGCTTGAACGATTTGCCACCAGAGGTATTAATGTTACTCTCAAGCCAATGTCCGATCCAACCGCCAGTTACGTGGTACACGGATATACAGAAGACCAAATCGCAAAAATGCGACAAGGATTTCCACAAAAGTGGAACGGCGAGCAAATAGCACAAATTGCACTATATGATAGTAAAGGTACAAAATACGAATTAGATCAAGCAGAACGTTTCAATGCATTTGGATTCAATAAGTTTCACGGATGGGAATGTAATGCAGGATATCAAGGTTGCGTTATTCGAGAGAACGAAGTTAAACGTAGCTATAGTTGCCATGATGCTCCTTTAGGCACGTTAGACGGAGGATTTGAGCTGTTTAAAGCACCACAAGAGTGTATAACCTATAGTTGTGTTAGTAGTGCAGATAGTAAGATACCAAAAAGAAAACACAATGATTAAAAAAATTAAATTAGATTATAATTTTAGTACATTTTTAAATGCCGACTACAGTGTGCATCGAGGTAGTTGTATTACGCATCAAGTACATGAATTAAAAGATATTCACAAAGATTATGGCGGCTTCCCAGATAGTTACACTAGTAAAAATACAGAAATTAGTCAATTATGGTTTAATCAATCGCAGGTAGATTTTGAAGAACTAAGTAAACAACTTGGTATGCAAGTTATTACCGTTAGTTCTATACTACAACCACCTGGTAATGTTATTCCTATACATAGAGATACGTTTTTTCAAATAAACAAGAGATATCCAGATGACAATCGTCTTAAAGTACGTGCTAATGTATATTTAGAAGATTGGAAAGTTGGCCATTTAGTTCAGTATCAAGATAAAGATAAAAGTTGGCACAACAATACACATTGGTGTGCCGGAGAAGGATTAATTTGGGATAGTAAGCATTTGCATCTTAGTGCCAACGCCGGAATGGCGCACAAATATACACTACAAATTAGTGGATTCTTAAATGGCTGATATAGTTTTATGGTATGATAATTTAATAGGAAACAATTGTTTGATTCAAGATGCTGTCTATCATCTTGATAGGTCCATTTTAGAAAAGATGTCGCGTAGCAATATTAATTTTTCTATAAAACAAACAACTGAACAATTAGATAATACAAAAACTAATGTCTACGTAATTGAACTACACAATGTACACGCAGATGTAGATATATTTTCTAGAATACCCCAACATACTAAAAACTTGTTTAAAGCAGGACTTTCTATTATGTTATACTATCCTAGGGAAGGACATTCGTTAGAAGACTGGTTTTTAAACATCTATAAAAATTTACAAAAAAATAATTTACTAAATGCTAATATATTATTTGTATTCGGCGATCCTGACATTCTAGTTAATTATAAAATTTTCTTAAAAGAACATAATCTTAATAGTTTTCTCACTCCTATAGGAATAGATTATTTTGCAGGCAATTATTATGAAAATGTAACAACGACTAATGATTCAATTGATTTAGAAAAAAAACATGACTTTTTATTTTACAATGGTAAACTAAGACCTCATAGATTGTATGCAGTCTCTGAGCTCGATCGTCTAGAAATCTTAGAAAACAATTTAGTTAGCTTAACAGCATCCGAACATACTAATGGTACATATTCTTTAAATGATTGTTTAATAATTTTAGAACGCTATAACCTTGGATCTAAACACTTAACTAACTTTGTAGAAGCATTTAAACCAATGATTTTAGATATGCCTGCTGATAAATTTTCTCAGGATAACATACATAATACAGAATTGTTTCATTATACAAGTACATTTTTTAGTATAATTAGCGAAACTACTTTAGTAAATAGATTTATTACAGAAAAAATGTACAAACCTATTCTAAACTTACACCCTTTTATAATTATTGGTGCACCAAATACATTACATTTATTAAGAGAACGAGGTTATTATACTTTTGAAGAAATGTTTGACGAAAGTTATGATTCTGAATTAGATCCTGTAACTAGAATTAATAAAGTTATTGATAATGTTAATAATTTTTCAAAATTATCATACAATGAAAAACAAGATATTTACAAATTAATCACACCTAAACTGTTACATAACAGAGATCATTATATTAGTGATGCGGCTAACTCGAGCGCAAATGAATTTTCAAAAGTTTTCAATGCATTAGAGGAAATAACATGAAAGTTGATATTGAAGACGTGCTATTTTGGATGGATGCAATTCGAAACAGTGATGATCAATACCGCACACTTGAAAGTTTTTGGAAAGGCCAAGTAAACAGCAAAGTTTGGTTAGCAAAAGAATTATATAGTATAATACCTAAGACAAAGCAGAATAACATAGTCATATACGGTGGCTGGAACGGAGTGTTGGCAAGTATACTGTTTAACAGTCACCTACCGTTAAACAGCATTACAAGCGTAGACATAGACCCTGTGTGCAAAGATATTGCTTGTACAGTAAACAGACGATATGAAATAGAAAAAAAGTTTAATGCTGTAACAGCAGACATGTGCAAGTATACCCAACCTGCTGATGTAGTTATAAACACTAGTTGCGAACACATTACACAAGAACAGTACGAACAATGGTTAAACAATCAGCCAGACGATGCCTTAATTGTATTACAAAGTAATAACTACTTTGAACTAGAAGAACATATTAATTGTGCTACAGATTTAGAAGATTTTAAGCACGTGTCTGATATTAATGTATTATGGGCAGGAGAGTTTGAAACACCTAAATACACACGTTATATGATTATTGGAAAGAAAAAGTGTTAGCATTTGATGAATTAAAAACAATATATTTAGAGATTACTAACAGGTGTCAAGCATCGTGTCCTATGTGTTCTAGAAACTATTGCGGAGGACTTCCTAATCCAAATTTAGTATTAAATGATTGGACTTTGGACGATTTTCGCAAAATAATTACTCCTGAAGTTTTACAACAAATTGATGTTTTAACGTTTATTGGTAATTTTGGTGATTGTATTGTTAATAATAACTTTTTAGATATGTGTAAGGAGTTAACGCATACTAATATACAATTGAATATACATACAAATGGTGGCGCCAAAACAACAGATTGGTGGACAGAACTAGCAAAAGTTGTTCCTAAAGATCATAACATCATATTTGCAATTGATGGTTTAGAAGATACGCATTCAATGTATAGAATTGGCACAGACTATAATAAAATTATTCAGAACGCAACTGCATTCATAAATGCAGGCGGCACAGCAGAATGGGCCATGATTAGATTTCAGCATAACGAACACCAAGTAGATGCTGCTAAAGAGCTATCTAAAAAACTTGGGTTCAAAAACTTTTCTCTAAAAGATAGTAATAGATTTAAAAATAATACTCAAAAAGTCGTTGACAAGTTAGGTAATGTACTGTATACATTGAATCCGAGTAGCAAAACTCAAGTAATCTCTTTAACAGAAAATGCTATCGAAGAGTTCTATAATACAAATGTAGACATCGAGTGTGAAACAAACAAATATAAACAAATTTATATAGATTGTCATAAAGATTTATATCCTTGTTGTTATACTGCTGCAATTCCTTATGATTACTTTAAAAAAGAAGACATATTATACAATGCTCATCTAAGAGCAAAACAAGAACACAACGCTATAATTAAATTAATGGGTGGTCAAACAAAAATAAATACATTAAACAGATCAATCCGGGCTATTATACAAGATCCTAAATGGATTTCAGCATGGCACCAATCTTGGCATAATAAAAATATGATAGTATGTGCTAAATTTTGCGGTAAATGTAATACCCCAACTAGTTCTGCAATGGAGCAATATGTCAATGTCTGATTTAGAAAAATATCAAGCCGAGATAGCAAAAGTAAGCGGCACACCTACATTTTGCGTATTGCCCTGGATACACTTTGCTACTCGTCCTAACGGCGATATGCGGTTGTGCTGTAGTGCAAACGCCAGCGGAGCAGTAACCGGCGACCATGAAATTGGCTTAGTAAAGATGGAAGACGGACAGCCGGCAAACTTTGGTAGAGAAACACCAATGGAAGCGTGGAATAATGAGTACATGAAAAGTGTACGTACTACTATGCTTCGAGGAGAAATACCTGCAAGTTGCACAAAGTGTTTTCAAGAAGAAAAAGTTGGTATAGTTAGTAAACGAATATGGGAAACAGGTACTTGGCATCGTGATGAAGACGGAGTAGATATTCCGTACTTAATTGAGCAAACACAAGCAGACGGTACAGTGCCAGAAGAGTTAGTTTATCTTGATCTAAGATTGGGTCATACTTGTAATATTAAATGTGTGATGTGTAGTCCCCATGATTCGAGTAAGTGGGTTGCAGATCATAAAAAACTTATTCCTGTATTACAAGACCCAGAAGTTAAAAGGCAAATGCAATTTGATAAAAGTACATTCAATAACAAGTGGCACGAGAAAGATACATTCTGGGAAGAAATGTATGCACAAATTCCTAACCTAAGACAAGTGTATTTTGCAGGCGGTGAGCCTCTAATGATCAAAGAACACAAAATGTTTATTGAAGAAATTATTAGACAAGGTTATCAAGATAAGATATTGTTACGTTATAATTCAAACGGTTTACTAGTAGACGAAGATTTAATTGAGTTATGGTCAAAGTTTAAAA